TTCGTCAGGCCATGGCGGAAGCTGAAGCCAGACAGGAGGAGCTTCAGCGCACGCATGAGGAAGTTATTTCCCGTGTGAAGCGGGAAAGTAATCATGATGTCATGGTCGCTGCATTGCGGTCTGAAGCCATTCGGATGGGGGCACATAATCCTGACGATGTTGTGCGTCTGATCGATATGGAGGGTGTGACCCGAAACGAAGACGGTACGGTTATGGGTGTGATGGAGGTTCTGGAACGAGCCCGGAACGATCGTGGATATCTGTTCGGTGATGTGTTGCGTCCTGGGTATTCCAGCGGGACGACGGTTGGGCATCCTGCGCCCAGGCCGGGAGAGGTTGAGGCATTTAATGCCCGATCTGCGACGGATTCCGATTACGAAGCCCGCAAATGGCAGTTCTTGGCCGGAGCATGATGGCTCGGGTGTGAAGTGATTGAGTGCGTCCGGTAAAATTTTACCGGAAATTTTCTATAAATATTTACGGAACGAAATTCATGAGCATTGATAATTTTCCAGTTCAGCTTCAGGCCGCCATTCAGCAGGGTTTTCTGGCCCGTGAGTTTGAAAACGGTCTGAAGTCCCGTCTCGGTTTCCGTCAGGTTGCGGATCGGGAGGTTTTCCCGAACGCGATTGGTGAGACGCTGACCAAGACGCGCAAAAGCCTGAAGGCGCCTGTCACGACACCGCTCAACCCAACCGGAAATACCAATTTTGATAACGGGATGAGCCCAGCGGGCTGGTCTGTCGAGCAATATACGCTTTCGATCAATCAGTATGGTGACACGATTGATCTGAATATGGTTACGAGTGGCGTCGGCATTGCGTCCCAGTTCCTCGCCAATGCCAACACGAATGGTGTTCAGGCCATGCAGTCTCTGGATCGCCTGGCGCGTAATACGCTTTTTGGTGGCGCTCAGAATGGTGTTGGTGGTTATCTGGGTGGCAATACGCGTGTCACTGTTGCGCTGGATGCGGAAGGGGACACCGTTCAGGTTGATGATATTCGCGGGTTCCAATCTGTTATTCTCAATGGTCAGGTGACGCTGATTGGGTCCAGCAGTGGGATGACCGTCACGGTTGGCTCGGATGTTTACACGCTTGTCCGGGTTGTGGCGGATGCGACCAATATTTCTACAGCGCCGGGCGGTATTTCTGGGCAGATGACGTTCTCTGGTAGCGTGTCTGTTTCCGATGGTGCACTGGGTCAGCCTGTGGTTGCTGCGACTGCGCCGAAGGTTATTCGCCCTAACGGTCGCCTGACGACGGCGGCGCTTCAGACGGCGAGCGCGAGCGGTCTGGCGGATACGCTTGGTATTCAGCAGGTTCTTGCGGGTGTTGCGACACTACGTCGGAATAACGTGCCGATGATTAATGGGGCATATCACTGTTATCTGGATGATATTCAGCTTCTGTCGTTGTTCCGGGATGATGATTTCAAACATCTTTATCGTGGCGCATATGGTTCGGAAGAGTATCGTTCTGGGCAGGTTATTGAACTGCTGGGTGTTCGTTTTATTCCGACGACTGAAGCGCCTCAGCAGCTGTCTCTTGGTGCTGGACCGATTCATCGTGCACTACTTTTGGGGCAGGGGGCACTGATTGAGGGCGACTGTGCGCTGACGGGTCATTCCGATATTCCGGACGCTGATCGTGCGCTGATTGAGATGGTTGACGGGGTGGCGATGGTGACCCGTGAGCCGCTGGATCGTCTGCGGCAGATCATTGCGCAGTCCTGGTACTGGATTGGCGGTTTTGCGCTGCCGACAGATGTGACGGCGGATACGAATGTTATTCCGACGGCGACTAACAGTTACCTGAAGCGTGGTGTCGTGATTGAGAGTCTGGGCACGGATGCGCTGGGTATGACGTTCTGAATACGACTGGGGCCTCGTGATGACACGAGGCCTTTCAGGTCAGGGGAAAAGTATGTCTGGAACGGCAAGTCTGTCTTCTGCTCCTTTAACGGAAGGAGAGAAAATGGATGTCCGGAGGTTTTGCGGGTATCCGGCTGTTGGATCTCGGGAAACGGGGCAAGAATCCTGGCGCTTTTTTCAGGTTGAGGGGGCGCTGGAATGGCGTATGGGAAATCTGTCGGGTGCGGAGCTGCAGCAGGTTCGACTATATCTGTCACAGCTTTACCCACTTGAAACGGCCCTTCTTGGGGCTTCGGACAATCTGGATACGGCGCAGGCTGCGAGTTGGTATCACAATGGGCATGAATTGCGGGACCGGGTGGCACTTCTGACGCTTTGGCGTCGTCGTCTCTGTGTGTTTCTGGGTGTGACGGGCGGTCTGGAGTTGCAGGATGGTCGTGCTGTAGTGATTTGAAGGAAGCATGATGCATCTTGAATTGATTGCATCCCGGGTCTGTAAGGGCCATGCGAAGGCTGCGGGTATTTTGGGGCAGGCTGGTATGCAGTATCGGCCCGCTTATCCATTGGCGCCGATGCAGGATGTTTATGCTCATCCCATGCTGGCTTTTGACGCACAGGACTCGTTTTCGTTTTCGCGTGTGCCCGGTTGGGGCAAAGTCATGGAATATGTTCTGACGGATCGGCGGGATGATACGTTGGTCGGGGATATTCTGACATGCGCTGGAAAAACGTTTTTCGTAGCGGCGGTTGAGGAATTGAGGCCACCTTTGTGTGTTGCATGTAGCCGTATTGTTCAGGTTAGTGGGGTTACGGGAACAACGGGAAATGTCGTTGAAGACTGCCCTGCTGCAATTGTCCTGAAATCAAAAGGAGAGGGGTCTGGAAGCGGTGTGCCAGGCTCGGTCAAGCCAGGTCAGTTTATTATGTATTTGCCGCGTCTTCCTGGTGTCCTGCTTCAGCCTTACATGACGGTTACAACAGATCTTGATGTCACTTATACGATAAATACCGCCGAAATGTCTGACTGGGGTTTGCGTTGCACCATGTCGTTGCAGCAGATCTGATGGGAAATTGAAATGGCGGATGCCTCTCAGATGAGTCAGGTTCTCGCTTATGTATGTGCGGGGATATTGTATCCGGATGGGTTAGAGAAACCGTCCCTTACCGGGCGGCAGACTGTTGTTCGGCGTGGCTGGCTTTTGCCCAGTGATATATTTGCGGCTCAGAATATTCGGAGTCATACGGATTATGTGACTGTGACGATGGCTGCGCAGAGGAGGGCGGCTGTACCGGAACCCTTGGGGCGACCATGGCATGTTCAGGCGCGCATTCTGCCGACTGTTTCTGTTCTGCAGGCGGGGCAGACAGTTCAGATTGTTTTCCCGAAGGATACTGTTCCTTCGGGGATTGTTGGTCTCTGGTACGCAGGAGTGCGTCAGACAACGGCTGCTTATGCGGTGACGGCCCAGGATACTCCAGACAGTGTAGCAGCGGCTTTGGCAAAGCAGTTGCCTCACGGTGTTGCGGATGGGGCAGTTGTGAGTGTTCCGGATGTTTCTCTTTTGGGAAATGTTGTTGGGTATGGGGAATCTGTCCGGGTTAGCCGTCGGCAGAGTCAGCTGTATCGTGTTTCCGTCTGGACAGCAGATGCGAGTGTTCGGGATGAGATTGGATTGTCTCTGGATATGGCACTTGCAGAGAAAAATTGGATCTCGACGCTGGATGGTCGACAGGCGCAATTGAAATTTGTGAGCGTTGAAGATGTGGACGCTATGCAAAATCAGGCAATTTATCGCCGGGATTATCTCTACGAACTGATTTTTGACGTGCTCCAGATCCAATGGACTGCTGACATGATGTTTGGAGTAGGAACATCTGATATTCCGGAGGGGGGAAGTGGCTTTGGTGCCTTTGTGCCTACACCGGAAGAAAGCGTTGTAACACAGGCGCTGAGTGCGATGAATGTTGCGAGGTTGTCGGCATCCTCCTGTTCTGAATATCCGGGCATGACGTTGAATCAGTTTGGTACGGTTGTGTGTTCTACAGACTGAAAAATAAAAGAATTTAATGAGAAAAAGCTTCATTCCGAAATTGGAATGGAGCTTTTTTATTAAAAGGAGAAAACCAGCGGATGTCTCTGGTTTATCAGGCGGGTACGCTAAATACGACGGCACTGACGGTGCCTAATCTTTATGTGCAGATTGCACAGCCACAGACGCTTGGCCTGACAGGTGCGTCTTCGTCCAAGCTTGGCATTGTGGGAACTGCCGGTTGGGGGCCTGTTGGTTCACCTGTGCCTGTGGGTGGCATGGGGGATTA